GCATAATGATTGACCCGGCAAGCGAAGGTGACGATGCTTACTTTCAAATCACCAAAGGCGGTTTGCGTGAAGTGTCAATTGTTATGTACCCAAACAATTTAGAAGCAAGCATACAAACATTAGAATACTTTGATGACGAGGGAAAAACCAACCCTCGCGCAATTGAGATGGTCTTGCGTGATGCAGGACTGTCAAAAAAAGATGCGACCACCGCGTCTTCTATTTTGAAGAAAGTTTTAGAACAGCGTGATGCTACTAAGCCTATTCAAAAAGCCCCAGCACAGAGTGATTCTGACGCGGTGGTAAACGAAGCTGATTTAATAATCGCTGCTTTAGAAGCACGAGAGTTAATGAAAGCCCTTTCAAAACGCATTTAAGGAAATATCATGTCAGAACAAATCATTGCAAAATTAGATGAAATCGAAGCCAACACAATCACCAAGATTGAAGAAGGCAAAATTTCAGCCATCGCAGCAGTAGAAGAGGCTCGATCATCTTTTGAAGAAAAGGTTGCAGCACTAGAAGCCAAAGTGGCATCTATTCAAGCCCCTGCGGTTATCAAAACTTATAAAACTATTACGCAAGAAGTTAATCGTTCAGTTAAAGAACAAATTAGTAACTTCTATAAATCAGGCGCAAAAGTTGAAAAAGAATTAACCATGTTTGCCGATGAGTCGCAATATGACGCATACATGAAAGAAGCCTCAGCTTTAACTGGCGGTGGCGCAGGTGTTGGTGGTCGTACAGCTTACGACCCTGTATTCGTTGCTTTGCGTTTAGCTAACCCAATGAGAGGTTGTGCACGTGCCGTTGCTACTGACGGTTCAACATACCAGTTCCGAGCTAAGACTGGCAACACGGGCGCAGCATGGGGCTACGCAATTCAAAACAACGGTGCAACAACCACTGTAAGTACAAATATTTGGCAACTTACATTACAAGATTTAAATGTACAGTTCCCAATTCGTACCGCAGCGCTTGACGACATCGACGGTTTGGAATCAAATGTTGTTAGTGATATGATGGCCGAATTTTCACAAGCCGAAGCGTTCTCGATGATTCAAAACAACGATCAAGGCGCAACAAGTTTACCTTACGGTGGCTCTAACGGTCTACGTGGTTTAAATCAGTACGCAGGCGCAGCCGCTACTTATGCTGGCGGCAAAACTACTGTCGCAGCCTTTGGCACAAGTGGCACAGGTTCAAGTGCTGGTTTGCATAGCATTGCAACGTATGATCAGTTGACTTCAAACGTCAATACCGTAGGTGCTTCTAACGTAACTTATAAAGACTTAGTTAACTTTCTGTTTGCATTAGCACCACAGTACCGTGTTCCAACTGCAAAGTTTATGGTTAACTCAACTTTTATGTCGCAGATTCGTGGCCTAGTTGATGACAATGGCGCACCAATCTTTAACCGCAATATGGGTTTATCGGTTGATGGCGTGATTGGTACAATGCTTGGTTACGATGTTGTAGAAAGTACTTACCTTGATTTGCCAAGTCAATCGGCAACTGGTACGGCTGGCACGACTAGTTTATACCCGATGTACTTTGGTGACTTCCAAAAAGGATTCACTATCGTTGATCGTTTAAACATGATTCTGCGTAGGTACGATCAGACCTTGCCCGGCAGCATCACGTTCTACGGTGAAAAGCGTTTAGCAACATCTGTTGTTGACCCATTTTCAATCGTTCGCTACCGCTCCACAGGTACAGCTACTTAAGTAAGAACGGGGGGGGCGTAAAGCCTCTCCCTCACTTTAATTATTTGGACAAAGACTATGAGCTTAATCCTTGAATCAGTAAAGAAAGCCCTCACCGAAGGCGAAGCCACTGTTAATTTAAAAGAGGCATCATCTCTTACTGGCTCGGGGCAAAATGTAGGCGGTCGAGTTATATATGATGTTGCCTTTGCTTCTGCGCGTGAACATAATCCATTGCGTAAAGGTGCGAGACTTATTAACAGCACAGGCTCAGAGCAAGCATTTGTTGTTAAAACGGGTAACGCTACATTAATTGAAAATGCGTCAAATAACCCGTGGGGCTATCCGATAAATAACAATACAGGCTTACCAAATATCGCAACATCATTTTGGCAATTGCCCACACGTTCAATAAACGCAGGTGTTCCAGTACGTACAGCAGTTCTATCAGATATTGATGGACTTGAAGATTCCATTGTTGACGATTTAATGTTTGAGTTTTCTCAGCAAGAAGCCTTGTCAATGATGTTTAACAACGATCAAGCTGGAAGCACAACTGTAAATTACGGTGCAACTGAGGGCTTGCGGGGTTTAAATTATTATCCGGGTTCAACAAGCGCAGCTGCATTTGGTACAAGTGGGTCAGCAATTACGAACGGCCTGCATACTGTCTTACAAGTCACACAAGCAACAGCAAGCGCAGTTATTTATGATGACTTAGTTAATTTGCAAGCAGCTTTACCGCCGCAGTATTTGCATAAAGAATTTACTGCTTACATGATGCACCCAGCAACTATTAGTGCATTACGTAAATTAAAAGTGTCAGGCTCAGCTAACAATTTTATTGAAGTCGGCGATGACGACGGTGGCGCAGCGGTGTACATTTTTGGCCATCGTGTTGTACCTAATCCTTACATGAGCGTGCCAGGCGCTGGCAAGTTTCCTGTTTATCTTGCAGACTGGTCAAGATTCATGACCATTGCTGACGATGAAATGATGACTATCAAACGGTTTGATCAAACTTCACCGGGCTTTATTTATCTGTTTGCAGAGAAACGGGTTTGCTCGACAGTGCGTGACGTATTTGCAGGCGTGCGGTTAGTTGGTTAAAGGTTAAACAATGTCAATTGAAACCCCATTTTTAGGCACTAGCAGAAACCCATTCAACTATCAAAAAGTTGAGCAGGTTGCGAGAGACATAACGAGTCAATGGCTAACCGACGATGAAATCACACAGCAATTAAATATGTTTGGCGATACCAGTCAAGACGGCTACCTTGATAGCCTTGATTTAGCAACCCGTATGGCGATTGAAGATTACCTAGGTATGTCCATATTCCCTACCACTTATCAGGTCTACTACGGCGCGTTTAGTTCGTTTAGCACGTCACAAGTGTTTTTAGATTTGCCTCAAGTGACACAAGGGATTGCAGGCGTGACGATTAATTCAGTTAAGTACTATAACAGCGACACGCCACCAGTATTAACTACACTATCAAGCTCAAACTATTTTTATGACCCATCAGGCAATCGTGCTGTTGTCGTCAATATACCGCAACCCGTGAATGTTGCTATTGCAAACCCAATTGTAATAAATTTTACGTGTATTGCGAGTCCGTTAGCACAGTACCCAGTAATAAAACAAGCGGGTTTGATGTTGTTAACACATATATACAATAACCGAAGTGATACAACTACCGAGAATTTACGCAACATACCATTTGGCGTTTCAACATTGCTGCGACCATATAAGCCGTTGGTGATGTGATGGGGATCGCAAGGTTTGAAAACGTAGTTATAAACAACATTACAAACGGTATTAGTACGTTTGGTGAACAGACTACTGCAATTGCAGAATGGTTTACATCACGCGCGGTTGTTAAAGATGTCCGTAATAGTTTGCTTATATCTGAAAGGTATAGAATTTACAGCGATATGGTTACATTAACGTTTAATTACACACCAAATATAAAGCAAATTGTAGACAATACGAGCCTGTTTGCAATCACTTGGCGGTCTAACGATTGGCGTATTGTCGACGTATTTGAAGCAGACGACCGCATGAGTATTACTTTTACCTGCTATCGTAACGACCCAGGCACGCCGGTATGAGCCAAAACAACCCAGCTACGTATGCTCAAGCTATCCAGTATCAATTGGCAAGTATTGTTACGCCAATACCTGTTTATGCAAACTTTAATCGGAATTTTGCTACTGAAACAAAGTTTATAACTTGGAATTTGCGTAACGTTCATCAACCTGTTTTTACTGGCATCAATCAAGATAACAAAGGTATTGATAGGCCAATATTTCAAATATCAATATTTACAACCTTATTTGAAGATGCTATGAATGTAAGTAATTTAATACTACAATCGTTGCATGGTTATAGTGGTCAATTCGGTGGGGCTTCTGGCTTTTACATAGCCAAAGCTGATGTCGATTGGCTTTACAATACATATGATAATGAAATCGGGTTACAGCAAGTCATTTTAGATTGCACACTTGATATTCCGACATAAGACAATATTTAAAATTTACTGTTAAATAGAGGAATTTATCATGGCACTTCCAAATAAAATTTTGCCCGGCTTTAGCGCAAGTTTGTACGCGCAACCTACTGCTACTCCAACACCTTTAACAAATGCCGCACTTGCAACAGTTGCAACAGTGGCAGCCCT